GTACGGGAACCCCTGAGGCCTCACCAATCGTTTGGCGCAGGAAAGCGGCAGGTCCAGCCCCAGCAGGTCAATTTCATCGTTCAAATAGAGCACATCCCCGGTTCCGGCAATTTCCGCCTCGATAGAGTTGGGGATTTTATTGTAGAAATCCTTAAGGTTTATATTTTTAAATAATGTATAAGCCTCACCGCGGTAGGCAGGCGTATTTGCCGCGCCTTCCTTGCTTACGATATAGGGATCGGCGGTCTGAGTCTCAGTGCCGGTATAATTGGTAATGCCGCCTATTCTTTTCTTACTGATGGTTTTGTTGTCATCCGCCACGTTATAGACCAGTTTGTCGTTCATCCAGATTTTTCGGACAGCCGCGATCGGCCCTTTACACCAGGAAACCGCGAATGACGCTGTGTATTCATAGGTAATCATCTTTACGCCGCCGCTGGTTTTGCTCTTTTTTTTCTCCTTGAGCTTGTTTCCCTCGACCCAGATATAGTTTCCGCCGATGCGGTTGGTGCCGTAACACTTTTTTATCGCCACGCCGTACGTTGACGTGGTGACGGTCAGATCCTCCAGCCGCGGGCCTTCCTGTTTGGTGGTCGTGGAAAACAGCAGCCCCCCGAGCACGGACCCGAGCGCGAACCCCAGGCCAAAATTACCGAAATAGGCGCCGATCAGTCCACCGACAATCCCAGTAAAAATTGCTCCGAAACTTTTCCAGAAACTCATCCGTTAATCCTTCGCGTCCGGATACTGATTGATAACGCCTTCTCCCGGCACATACGGCTCACCCCGGAAATTTACGGTGTTGCTGTACGTATCCCGGCAAGTGGCAAGCTGTTTATCACATCCAGGGTAAGCCTCGTAGGTGTCGCCGATCGCAACCATTTTTGGCATGGCGAGAAAAAGCGTAAAAATCTTTGCAGAGCCATTCCAGTCTTTTACTTCCATCGACAGACCTGAATTTGCTCCTGAAGTCCAGGTGATATACCCATAATTGAAATATTCGTCAGCCTCTACCCTGGAGGAGTCCTCAAAAACGCGGTTGTCAGTAATATTGGTGACCGCGCCGATAACTTTCAGGGCGGATAAATTCACGTTGCATCGCGCGTCCCCCAGATTCGCGCGGCAACTCGGGCTGAATTTCTCGCAGACTTTTCTGGAAAAATAATCCGTCATACTGGTTAATGAGGACACATGCCGGCTCTGCTCGATCCTGACTTTGCCAAGCCGGCCGCGCCGCAGTTTAATGATTCCCTGGCCGGGGTTGAGATAGTTGATCATGAACATCCAGATTTCCGCGTAATCGTATTTGCCGGTGCGCAGATCGGTTTCGTTAACATCTCCGTCGCCTTCTTCGAAAAGCAGGGCTTCGATATCCACGGTGTCCGGGGACATTTCCCTGGTGCCGGATATCGCGGTGCGGTCTCCGCCGCCAGCGGATTTATAGGTTACGCCGTCGTAAACAATGTCTTTGTCATGTGAGGTAAAACCGAAGGTAACGCCGTCCTTCCGGGTGATTTTCCAGCAGAGCGCCAGGGTGATGGGGGCGCCTTCCAGATGAGTCTGCATTGCCGGGGTAATTGTTTTCATGGTTTGGTTTATCTGGTTTCTTTGGTTTATTTGGTTTTTCTCGTTTTTATGGTTTTCATCCTCGATCCTGGGAATTGTCGCCGGTTTTGTTAAAATAGGGCGCAGGCACTGCGCCCCTACACCGCATTTGCCTCCAATCTATAATCTTATTTCCACCAGATTAATCTCGTTTACCGAGTTAAGCCCGTAGCTGTCGAGCGACTGAGGCAGCTCATTATCAATAAACTGCATGGGCACGTCGTACTCAAAATCACAGGTAACCGGAGTCGTTGGGTCATAGGTAAACGTGATAATGCCGGTGGTAATATCAACCGTGTAATCAGCCGGGGTGTTTTTGAGCACACCGTTGTCGTAGACTTTGAGCGTGCCGGAGACCAGTTTTTTGATCTCCTTAACATAACTGCCGCCGGCATCCGAGTAAGTTTTACAGACCTGATATTCACGAGTGGTCAGCATTGTTGCCGCCTGTCCGGCTCCGTTATAATCAGACCAGTTTTTTACCCGGAATCCATTCGCCGGACCTCGCCGGGCGTGATGAAACGCGCGGAGAGCCGCGAGTTCGGAGTTGGTTTTAACGCCGTACGCGATGTTAGCCTTGAGCCGTGGATGTTCCCAGTGCAGCCAGGTCATTATCCGGCCGGATCCGGTCTCCACCACCGTTGCTTTGTCTTCGATGGTAAAAACCGAACCATAAGAAATGTCGGACGGAAATTGCACCTCGTGAAAGCTCATTTAAGCGTATCTCCGTGACAGCGATATTGCCCGCGACAGGTCGGTGGTTATCTGTGTTTTTGATTTGCGGAAACTGTCCGCGTCAGGCGAGGTGACGTTAAAATAAACTTTGATCGGCCGCTGGTTCGCAGACTGGCTGCGGGTGTTTCTATTAATGTTACTGATATCTTTTTGAGTCATCACCCGCTCCGACTCATTTTCCGCAAAAGAATAATACCGGCCTGAGTTCATCCCTCGCCCTAAAACCGGCTCAGGGATCCACCCGCCCTCATCAAACGGCCAGAGCTTTCCCAAAAAACCGCCTAAGGAGCTTAAAAATCCGCCTCCGCTCGTCCCGCTCGATTTGCCGAGATTCCCCAGCCAGCCCATCAATCCGCCGGTTGCCGCGCCTTCTCCCTTGCCTGCTATCGTTCCGTACAGCAGATCATTAATTGCCATCTGCGCCAGCGCGCGCATAAAAGATTCAACCAGGGTATTGCAGAATTCTTTCCATATTTCCTCGATGTCTCCGACCCCGTTTTTAAACATGTCAAAAAAACCCGACTCAAATGCCTGGGCGATGTTGTCAGTCACGCCGCCCCAGATGGTCTGGGTTTTGTCGGCGGTTCCTTCTATGTCGGCATAAAAATCGTCTAACGCTTTCTGGGCTGAAATGGTATTTAAAACAGCCGATGCCTGCTTAAGCTGTTCGTCTGTGGCTCCGGCCAGTTTCATCTTGTACAGCTCAATCTGCTGCGCGGTCATCCCATAGGTTTCCGCCTCAATCCGCAAGGCCTCGATTTGCTTATCGATTGCCTCGGTGGCTTCTTTTACCGATTCGAGCGAATCCCGGTATGTTTCCCAAGTGAGTTTCACCGCCCGGCTATAGGTGTCCTGGTCAATAGCTCCTTTGGCGAGGAGGGTATCGAGTTTTGCTATTTCAATCTGATATTTTTCCAGAGCAGTTCGGGTTTCATCAAAAACCGCCCTTCCTTCCTGCTCCAGAGCATCTCTCTCTTTTTTTATTCTCGCTTCTTCAGCTTCCGCGTTGGCTAAGGCCTTCCATTTGGCCATCAGCTCGTCAATTCGTTTTTGCGCGTCTTCCTGCTGTTTTGCCCAGTCAGTCTTCGTTTTGCCGCTATCGTCCGGTTCAACTTTGCCGGTAATATTACCCATAGCTTTTGTCAGGAGCTCATCCGCCGAACCCTTCCAGGCATCAGCTAAGACTTTCATCTCTTGTGCTTCTGCTCTAAATTTTTTTGCCGCATCTGTCCTCCCAAGTTTTTCATTAATTGCGGCCAGAGCCAAACCAACTCCCTGTGCAAGCGCAGCAAATCCTGCTGCCGCCATAGAAGCGCCTGCGGCCAGCCATTGTAGACCACCCCATGCTTTTTGTAGTGCGGTTAATAACCAGCCTCCGAGCGTTTCTTTGAGTTCGTCAATCTGTGCCTTAAATCGCTGTATGGCAAGAGCGGAGCTATCGGTTTCAAGCGCCAGCTTTGCCTCCTGAAGTTGAGTGTTGGCGATTACCAAATCCAGCAGCTCGAGGTTTTCCGCGCCCGAGGCCACCGCTTTATTGAATATGGTCATCTGCTCTTTGGTGATGAGGCCAAACTTGCGGAGTCCCCGCGGTATTTCATTGGCAATCGCGTCAATTATCTGATCGGCGACCCCCGATATATCCTCGCCCGCTTTTACCGCCCCAACCCGGGCGGCATCAAACAACTGAGGTATTTTATTCGGGTCAACATCCTGCGCCATCGCCTTGAGCGCTTTCTGCATGAGATGCGACTCGTCAATGGTTCCTCTTGACGCTTTTTTCATCTTCGCGACCATATCATCCGCGTTTACTCTGAGAGACTCAGTAATATTCCTAAACGCGACCTCCGCCTGTTCCGCCTTGGCCGCCATATCCATGTAATCAAAAGCTTTCTGCGCCGCGTAAATGGCCCCGACGATTTCCAGCCAGTATGACTTGACCTTGCTCCACGCTGACGCGGATGTCTGCGCGGCCTGCTGGTTCTTTTTCCCGAATTGCTCGATCTTGCCCGCGGCCTGATCAATGACCACGGAGCCGTCATCTTTGACTATTAGCCTTAATTGGATGGTGTTTGAATTGGCCATAAATAAAAAGGTTAAAGGGTTAAGGGTTCAAAAGTTTAAACAGTTCAATTCACTACTCACTACTCCGGACAACTGGCGCAGACTGCGGCGAGATGTTCCCCGAATACCTTGCGGCATTTCTCAATATATTTTCCTCCGCAGTATCCGCCAATGGTCCCGCTGGTTTCGGGATGTTCGGCCAGGTAAGGCGCTTTCCATTTGGCGCCCAGCAGCCGGGCTAAAAGCTCCATTTTCCACAGCTCATTGTTTATTTTTTGTCGTTTCTCTTTATCCGTCAGCCGCAGCCATTTTTGGGCAACCTGCCATTTGACTTCCCACAGGATTAACTCCCGTTTGCTGAGGTCTCCGTCCGCGAGACAGTAGAGGATGTCTTCGAAATCTGTTGAGTGAGGTTCTTTATTGTCCCCGCCATCTTCTCTGCGAGCGAAGATACCGGGGTTAATTCGAAAAAATCCTCTACCACCTGCAGCGCGTCTTCAGGTGAAATCAGGCATTCAAGTTCGGAGGCACGCTCCCGGTATTTTTCGATCGCATCTTTTATGTGCAGCCCCTCTTCGATTAAGACGATCGCAAGCGCGTAATGGAGTTTTTCCCCCAAGGCAAAAACGATAGTGGTCGGATTAACTCGCTCAATTTTTACTGTTTTCAGAATCTCCATCAGCGCCCTGATCTGCCCCAGCACCAGGGGCTTCATGAGATATGTTTTTCCGTTGAATTGATAGCTTTTCATAATGTCCTCGTTTAGATTACGTAAGGGCGAATAGCCATTCGCCCTTACAGGTCATGTGATGGTGATTTTAAGCTCGTCATCCCCGGTATTCTTCGCCAGCCGAAACGGTATCTGATAGGTCAAAAGCCCTTCCCGGTCTCCGTAGCTTGGTCCTTCCGACTGCAGTTTCGGAGCGGTAATGGTGATGATATTGCCTTGAGCGCTTCCGATGGGGCCGATATTAAGCGCCGCCACTGCGGCGTTTTCCCATTTATTCCAGAACGCGTACGTGGCTTCGGTAACCGTTTCCGGGTCGAGGCTTCCGCCCGGCTTCCGTCCGGTGATCATTATTTCTCTCAATCCGGTGGCGGCGTTTAGATCCGTGCGTTTGGCGAGATAATTATTCATCGCGATTTCAATGGCAGTCGCGACGGGCGAATACGCGTCCAGCGCCAGCCCAGCGCTGAAAAGCAGAGGCGGCACGACGCTGGAAAAGGTCTGCGCGGAGGGCGAGGCATCCACCGGAGCATTATATATGCCCTTAAAGCTCCATTTAATTTCCAGATATTTCCCGACGCTGCCGTTGATGGTAAAGGTGCCCCGGCAGCCGGTGATCTTGTGGAAAACGCCGTCCTTGTAAACATACAGGGTGCAGGATTCAAAACCCTCGCTGACCGGCAGATACTCGATTTTTGTATCGGCGGTAACGGTTTCATCCAGCCCGCACGCCCGTAAAAGCTCTCCTTCCCACCCCCATGTGGGCAGCGCGCCCCGGGTGCCGGTACCCTTAAACTCGGTGGCAAACGACACATCCACCTCTTTCATTCCCATAACAAAGGGCAGGGGAGAAAGGCTGGATCGCAAAAAGTCGCGTTCGGTCAGTTCGCCGCTGGGCTTAATATCCACATCCTTAACCAGAATGGCATTAGCCGCGGGCGTAGGTACGGGATCAGTGCCGTATTCACTTTCTATCTTGACGAGAATAACTGTTTTTCTGGTTAGCATGGTTACTTCTCCTTTTTGGGTGCAGAACTCTGCGCATTATTGTTGGTCTTCGGTTCCGGGGGCGCCGGGATCAGAGTTTGCCCCCCTTTCCGAACGTTAATGGTCATACCTTTTTGTCCCATTGTTATCTCCAATTTTAAGGTTTAAGGTTTATGGGTTAAGGGTGAAACGAACCCGGGTCGCGAACCGGATCGCGTAGACCGCGGCTTTCTCGGTGTTTTCGATCGCGGTTTCGTCAACGGGCAAAAGCGGATCAATATTTAATCCGACCGCGTTGTTGCTCAGGTCCGCGCGCACGTCATCCAGCAGGTCATACGCTCCTTTTGCGGCGCCTTGCCCCCGCCGGGCTTCTTCATCGCCCCGTAAATTCTTTGCCACCACAATGACCCCGAAATTCATAAAGCGATCCTGTGTACCGGACATAATATGTTCATATCGTCCGCCCTCATAAACCACATAGGCGGCCGGAGTTTGCACGGCAAAATCAGCGGCGTCATTGCTCAATGCCTCCCCCAGCGATTTGCAGGTTTGTAAATAGGTAAGCTGGGTTTTTAACCGGTCAACAATAGCGTTTTCAATTTCGGTAATCGTTATTGACATATTTTGCCGTTATCCGGGCGCATATCAATGCGCCCCTACCTAATAATTGTCCAGGCTGCCCGGTTCATCAGTCGAGCGTTGGCCGATGGTAAACGTGCGGTCAGTTTTTGTCCGGCTCGTTTTAATCTGCTGTTCCCCGCCCGCGGGTTCGGGGGTAACGCCGAGCGATACATCGCCTTTCGCGATCAGCTTCAGCAGATCAATTGCCGCCCGGTACCGTTCTTTTGCCACCTCATCAGCAACCTGGCGCCGGGAAAAGAGATTCCAGATTGATATGTCAACCGAAACTTTATTCACAATCGCCGGCGCAGGAGAAAGCGGAACCGTATACCGGCCGGATAAATAGGTGTCGATTTCCGCGCCCGCGTCCGCAATCGCCTTATCTACCACGCCCGTATCGGCAGCACCATCGCCGTCATCATCGGTCAGCTCAATGAGCTTATTTTCGGGGAGCTGTTTTTTAATGTCGTCTTCAGTGCAATAGGCCATGCGCGTTCCTTTGTTTATTGCTGCTTTTTCTTTTCTTTCTCTTTTCCGGCTTCGGCCTCATTACCTTCGTTTTTACCAGGCTTCCCGCCGGCAGGAGCCTTCTCCTTATCGTCCGGATTGCCATCGGCGCTATCAGCGGGTTTTTTGACCTCATTTTTTGCCGACGCCACATTATCGCCCAGCTTCTGCGCGTCTTTATCAGTTAGCTCAATTTCTTCGCCGATTTCATAGCGGGTTGCCTGCTTGTCTTTTTCGGCGCCGTGAAGTACCGGGGTATGCTGTACAATATATTTCGGCATATTGTCCTCCTTTGTTGTTGAGGGCGCATTTCACTGCGCCCCTACGCTTGTTTTAGCCGGGCATGGCACGCCATGCCCCTACAAATTACGCAACCGCGTCCTGAATGAAATAGCCCAGGTCACTGGCGATTATCTTTTCGTCCGAGTTGCAGGCCACTTTGAAATAGTGGGCGCCTTTCACGCCGCGTTTGGGGTCAAAATCTCTCTGGGTCTGCCGGAGCATTTCCGCGAATGTCACCCCGAAGGTTACGGTCTTTATGCCCGGATTCTTTGTCACATGCAGTGCCGCGCAGTGTTTTCCCCAGAGCCGGGCATAGGTCGCGGTCTGGCCTTCCTTGCTGGAGATGTATCGTCCCCGGCCGACGAGCCAGTTTTCCACCTCAAAAAGCCCCCTGCACTCTTCCACCGTGGCCAGCCCGCCGGGAGATCCCTGATAGCGGGTTGATCCTTTTACCGCGTCGAGCACTTCCGGGAGCGCCCGGAACTTGGTCCATACATCGGCGCCCATGACAACCGTGTTGGCGCGGACAAAGCAAGTCTCAATCGCGGTGAGGAGATCCTGGATCGGGTTATCCGCCGTTCCGCCCCATTGCGCGGTGCCGGAGAGCTGGACTTTATTCCCGGTGGGATACGTTCCGGCCGCGAAAACAACACTCGCCACCCGCGATTCCTGGGCGATATCAAGAAGCAAATTGATAAAATCATTGGTATCCACTTCCGGTTGGAGCGGGTTATCGGCATTGTCAATCGCTTCCTGGGGAAGCCAGTCGCCGAGCGCGTGATCCTTAACCGAATAATTGTCCGGGGTCTCTCCCCAGTCCACCTCATTGGGGAGGCTCTTGGGCCCGATTTTGTCGTCGACCAGTTTATAGCTGTCGTCTTTGTTGTACTTGGTGAATTTGTCCGACCGCTTATTGACCTTTACCTCCGGCATAACCTCGCGCCAGATCATGGCCTCATTGCGGTACTTTATCGAAAGATTGGTAAGCACCGCGTCTACGTGTAAATTTCTTGGTTCTGGCATGGCATTTTCTCCTTTTCAAATAAAGTTGTGTTTGACTTTGTTTTTTGTTCTTTAATTACGCTCCCTGAATTTTTCCGGGACACAAATGAACGAATCCGATATCGCCGGACACCCCGGAGATCGTCGCTTTTCCCCCGACATTGTTGTTAACGCCCGCGGCCGGCGCCGCGGCAACGCCCTGTCCTGACGCGTCCGAGGTCAAAAAATTCCCCCGCGTGACGTTGCCCCCGTATTTGATGCGTGAGATGCCCACAAGCATCACCCGCACCTCAGCTCCGGACTCGGCATCATGCTGGAATACACCGTCGATTTCATCCGAAACCGCCGCGGCCGGAACCATCGTGTCATCATCCGAGCCGAACTTTGCAAAAGTGAATCCGGTAACGGCTGCTCCGGCTTTCACGCTTTTTTCTAACATGGTGGTTTGTCCTATCATGATATGTGCCTCCTATTTTGCTTGTTTAGTTTATTGATTAAATGCCTCGGATTGTTTTACCGGTCCTTAAACAAATCCGGATTCTCCTTGGCGACCGCCAGAACCGCCTCTTTATAGGTTGTCTCTTTGTTTTTTTCCATGTAATTTGAGATGGCTTTTTCCCGTTTTTCTTTGTCGCTTCCGTCGCCCGTGTCCTGGTCTCTTGTGGCAACCTCTTTGAACTCAATTACCTTGGGCAGTTCTTCCAGGAACTTCTTGAACCACTCAAGCCGGGAGTCTTTTTTGCCTTCGGCAAACTCGATC